AGTGAATCTTGAACTATAAAATTACGTTTTTCAAAATAAATAGAAAGTGCGGGTATTCTTTACATACGATACCCGCACTACTTTTTCCGCAGAAAAATGATTGTATAATTCACTCATAGCGCATCGCACAAATGGATTCAGCCCCAGAGGATGAAATATAACCGCAATCATATCAATATTAGCTAGTGGTTTGGATTGGATATCGTAATCAATAGAGAATACCGAAATTTTCCGCCTTATTGATAGCTTCGATCGCATTATCTACATTTAGCTTTGCCAATATATTCTTTCGGTGATTATTTACCGTATAAATACTAAGATTTAGCTTATAAGCGATCTCTTTGCTCAGAAAACCTTGCCGAATTAATATTAGTATTTCTTTCTCACGCTTGGTTAATTGAGGTTCGGCTAGAATAACTGTCGACGCAAGTATCAGTCCTGTCTTTCTATTGATAACTGTCCGTTTAATTCTTTCGGTAGGCGATACAATCGGGATAATACTTGGTTCCGAAAATCTGTACCCGCTGATATTGTGCAAATTGTATCTGTTCTCATTTATCTATTATGCTTTACTTTGCATTATTTTAGTTTTCAAATATATTTAATGATTATGAAGTTGAAATTTGCCAAGAGAATGTCTTATATAAAGGCTTCGGAAATAAGAGAAATACTCAAAGTTACAGAACGGGAAGATGTTATTTCATTTGCTGGTGGACTACCTGCCCCTGAGCTATTCCCCATAGATGAAATTAACAAAATGAATCAGGTCGTTTTGCAAGAAGCAGGAGCAAAAGCTCTTCAATATACGACTACTGAAGGGTATTATCCTTTACGTGAATGGATTGCCAAACGAATGAATGAACGCTTAGGGACATCGTTTGATAAGGATAATATTCTTATAACTCACGGTTCGCAACAAGGATTAGATTTATCCGGAAAAGTATTTCTGGACGATGGTGATATCGTATTGTATGAAAGCCCCACCTATTTAGCAGCAATTAGCGCATTCAAATCATATGGGAGTGGCTTCATTGAAATTCCAACAGATGAAGAAGGCATGGATATGGCTACTTTGGAAGAGGTACTGAATAATACTCAAAATATAAAACTAATATATGTAATACCAACCTTTCAAAATCCCACTGGAAAAACATGGAGTTTGGAAAGACGAAAAAAACTGGCTGAACTATCTGCTTTATATGATATTCCTGTTATTGAAGATAACCCTTATGGAGAATTAAGGTTTGAAGGAGAGTCTTTACCCTCTATAAAGTCTTTTGATAAGGTAGGTAATATCTTATGTACTGGTAGTTTTTCTAAAATCTTTTGTCCGGGCTTTCGGATTGGGTGGATTGCAGGTGATAAAGATATTATCCGCAAGTATGTGTTAGTTAAGCAGGGCACTGATTTGCAGTGTAACACAATAGCTCAAATGACTATTGCCGAATATCTAAAACGATATGATATTGATGAGCATATTAGCAAAATAGTAGAAGTCTACAGAAAACGCAGAGATATAGCTTTAGAATGTATTGAACGCTATTTTCCTAATGACATAAAATATACTCATCCTCAAGGCGGGTTATTTACTTGGATTGAATTACCCGAAAATATTTCAGCGCATGACATCCTGCAAAAATGCATTGAATAAATCCCGCAAAACGAAAAGCGATGGCCGTGAAAAACGAAAAGCGATTTTTGAAGCAAAAACGAAATGCGCTCAAAAATCCCGGTTACTCCCACCATCCGGTCAAAACACAAGCGTCGTTCAAACGCCTTTTAAAAGCTGTTTGAACGACGCTTTTTTATTGAATTTTCTCCTAAAATATCACTTAAAACCCATTGCCAATTTAGCAAAAAATCGTATCTTTACATAGTAGTTATGCTGCCTCTTTGTATTCCGTCTCGTCCGCATTCTTAAACAACATGATGTCTGTATAGGAGGAATTATAATTCATGCGCGCATTAAACTCCACTTTCTCGCAGCCTGTAAACGGGTTTCCTATGGTATTGTTCCTGCCCATCCAGTCGCATAACTCGATGATGGATGATTTGTTGGAGGTAAAATAAATATAGTTCGTGCCTACGAGTGTCTGCAACACGTCTAAATAATCGGAAAGCCCCCAGTTCATTGTATAGGTGCCGACCTCGGTGGAAAGATACGGCGGGTCTATCAGGAACACGACATTCGGGACATCCTTGTACCTTCTGAACAATTCCCTGTAATCGCATGAAACGACCTCCAGCCCATCCAAAAAGTCAAGGCAAAGATCATAGTTACATTTACGCACGGTATTGTAAAATGTTTCTTTTCGCAATCCGTCCAAATTAGTGGCATACTTCATGGAAAAGAGCAGGGAGGTCGAAAGCGTGATATAGTCCACGTAACCATGCTCTTTTTCTTCCTGTTCTATCAGGAACAGGATGGCTTCTTTTGTTTTTTCAGGTAGGACTTTCTGACGGGGAACAGATGCCACCACCTCCCGAATCTTATCCAGCAAGGCATTGGTGCGTGGAATATTCTCCAACCTACGTCGATAGTTGTCAAAGTCATTATATACAACGGTGGCATCAGGCTTTTGGCACTTGGTTATATGCGACAACAGACCGGAACCACCGAACAGGTCTACAAACACGGCGTCATCCGGATAATGTTTCAACACCTTGATAAATTCTTTTGCGAACATTCGCTTTTGCCCCTGAAAAGGAAGAGGGGCTGAAAGATACTGTCTTCTCATTTGCTTCTAGTTTAAAAAAAGGATTGCAAAAATCCCCTTTTTATCCCTATTGGCTAAAGAAAACGGCCGTAACATGCTGCACGAGAGTTGCAGCGATTCTTATACATTGAGATCAAAACGGACCCCTTCCTCCCCTGCCAGCAACTGGCACGTTTTATCTATGTTATTCTCGTAAATGTGCACGTTTCCCAGGTTCAAGGTGATCGACTTCAACGGCAGGTCAATCTGCCGTGCGATCAGGTACAAATGGTATATGTCGGCTGGGAGCCCCAGGTTGGCATCGGAACTGCGCTGGTAAGCGGACAGCACCAGGCCGTCATCTTCTATCTGGAACTGCACCAGGCTAAGGCATGGCACTTGATTGCTTTCGGCACCGGTCTCACCCAAAAACAGCACATAATTCTTACTACAACGTTTCTCCCGGTTTATTTTCTCTATCAGAGAGGGTAATCGCTCAAAATAGGTCGGATAACTATTTATAAGGATACTTCCACAATAATCCCACCAGTTTATACCGGCTTCACGGTATTTCTCTACCGACCTCTCTCCCTTCATAAACAATTGAAGCTCATCACGAAGTTTCCGGCGGGCAATATTATGCCCCTCGAATATGTCCAGCAAGTCCAAAGGGGACAAGGACAATTGTTCGTTCAGGAGGTATCTAATGTTTCCTTTCTTGTTACTTTGAGTCTTTCCCCGGCCAAGTATCTTGTCCAGGATCATGTAATACTTGTTCATGGCTGATTCTTTTTGTTTTGCACGAGTAAAGATAGCGAAACCTCCCTCCTACCCGCCATGAATTACATACTTCACACTGTAAGCGGCTTGCAGTCGCTTTGAAACCGTTTCACCAGGGCATAAACCTTGCGCTCGCTCACCGAATACTTTTCGGACAATACAGCCACTGCATACGAAACTTTCTCACCCTGATCCAGCAGACGGGTATAATCCGCATACAAGTCAATATACCGGGCATCTTCCAGACGGATGCCGGCCGCCTGAAGCCTTTTCAGCAGCTCCCGGTTAAAGTTTAATATCTCAATCACTTTCATACAACAAAAAAATTATATCTTTGCAGTGCCAATCATTTTTTAAACAACAAAAAAAACGTCAAACCGTGACAGAGGGCATTTGCCCCCGGTCGCGCGGTTTGGCGTTTCATGTTTAAAAAAGTGATTGGCGTTACTTTTTAACAGGCCGGGGGCTTTTTTCTCTCCCTTCCCCCGCAGGGATTCATCCATTACCCGGCTTCATACAAAGCCAAGTCCAATGCGTCCTTTTTCTTCCATCCTTTAGACAACGCGTCTTGTATGTGCTTCATTGCTTTCACGTAGAAATCCTGAAGGTCTGAGACCGTTTCAAACGTCCTGTAATACGGCTCATCATCCGCACCCAGCTTGAACGTTACAGGTAGGTTCTGCCCTCCCGTTTGGACGGCAAGATCGTATGCGGCTTTGTAGTTGAACTGGTTCTCACTGGACAGCCATACCGGAATACCCTCGTATGTGAATCCGGAAAGGATGGCCTTGTCAGTCTCCCGGTTATACCAGGCCGTGACCGTTGACCGTATCTCCTCGTCGGTCGGCTTATGGTTGAACTCCTCTTCCATGTAAGAAGCGGAACCGTCTTCCTTCTTTTGCACGTCCCAGCGGACGCGCCACTTTCCTTTCACCGGGTTCGTGCATTCCAGCAGCGATACACCGGCACTTCCTTCTACTCGTTTCATGTAAATACGTATTTGGTTCGACCTTTTCCAAACGTTTCCGTCTTTATCGTTGTCTCAAACGGAAAACCGTCCGGCATTTCCCTCACTTGTGCAAGGATGTTTTTCATTTCTTCCGAATTAGTGAAAAACTTCTTGGACTCACCATTCTGCTCGATACTCACGATACAGCGGTCCTCGCCCTGTTCTGTCTTGATTCCCGTTTCAAAGTCTTTCACTATGATGGGAAGGTTCACCAGTTCCCGGATGCTTACCACAGTGCCGGGAAAACGTTTCTTGCCGTCCTCCGGCTTATAGGAAACGTTCAAATCTTTAAAACTTTTCATTTCTTTGCCTGTTAATTTTTTAAACAACATATTACAATCCGCGTGCTTGGCCATACCATAAAAACTGGCCACCAATTCACGCCGTCTCCTTCTCGATTTAACCTCGTGCATCTTCCGGGCAAAGTTCTTTTTGATGCGCTTCCTTAAAAGCACACGATCGGGATAGATAACGTATCCCAAGAAATCGATACCCTCCGTCACCGAAAATATACGTTCGTTCCCCTTTACTTGAAGACCGATAGATTCTATACACCCGTGGACGACATCACGAATCTTCCACAATTTCGCTTTCGTTTTACCGAGCACGACACCGTCATCACAATAGCGGTAGTAATAACGGATACCGTACTTATCTTTCAAAAAATGATCTAAATAAACAGACAACAACAAATTGCCCAGTCCCTGTGAACTCCTCAGGCCGATACTGATACCCTCAGGCATCAGCCGGACAAAGTTATCCAACATAACGATGAGCTTTTGGTCCTTGAATATCCGGTTCACGCAATACATCACAAAATCTTGTTTCACGCTTTCGTAAAACTTCCGGATGTCGAACTTATAACAGAACTGCGTGCCCTCCGGATCATCTTTCATATCACGGCGAATATACGCCATCAGGTCATGCGGACCACGTTTTTTGACACTGGCCGAAGTTGTTCGGATAAACCGTTTCCTCAAGTGCTTGTCTACAATGGTCATGATAGCGTGTACGGCGATGCGGTCTTTCATGCTTAGTACCTGAATACGCCGTAACTTACCACCTTCCACTATATCCCGTTCATGATAATCTTTCACCCGGAAACTTCCGGATGCGATCGATGCGGTCAGTTCATCCAATACCTCTTCCTTATGCGCAAGCAGGTAACGCCCCTGACGGCTACGCTTTCTTTTCGTGCCGCGAAGGACTTGATTAAAGGAATCCTCCATATTGGACGGTTCTATAATCTCTTCTACTATGTAACCTTCTCTACGCATTTTATATCAAATTACGGCCACACGGCCTTCAATCTCCCGGGCCTGACTTCTTCGAGCCTTACGGCCTACCAAACTCTACCCGACGCTTGTTTTTTCAGTTTTCCAGCCCTTCCGGGCTGCTGTTACTGGGGCTTGTTTCCCTCGGCTCCACGGTGGGGACAAGTCCCCGGTGTTGTACGCCGATTTTAATTTCCTTCGATTGTTGTTCAGACGGGAACCGATATTCGAATTCGAGTTCGAGGCATCGTTATTCGCATTCGCGTACGACACACCACCATTCGCATTCGCGTTATTGTACCCACGAAAAACCACACGGCTTAAAGGAAACGCCACCCTTTGGAATACAAAGGTATTATTTTTCATGCGGAAACACTGTTGATATTATATTTTCGACGGGCTTACGCCCGTTTTTCGTTCACTTCGAATCACACAAACGAAAACGCTTTACGCTTTGTCGCTTCGCTCCCGTTTTCGATCACGCTTTTTCGACTATCGCCTTGTACGCTTCCACGCTCTCCGCTTTAACGATCCGGCCGCGGAAGGCCAGACGGGAACCGATACTCGAATCCGAGTACGAGGCATCGTTATACGCATTCGCGCACGACACACCACCAGTCGC